TCGCCATGTTTTTCTCCGTAAATCTCAGTTAACTAAAAATTATTTATTAAAAACACACTTTACGTAGGGGAAACAAGACGCGAATGTTTACCAATCAGGATATTCCCATTTAGAAGTATATTTACTATCTTTTCTACTTTTAATTCTTTTTATAGTACACTCTCTACATTCGTAAGAGTATGAGGATGCAACTGGACCTCTGTCCTTACGTGTTCTATAAAATTCACCAACTAAATTTTTAACCTCTCCACAAATCCTACATTTTCTATCAGTTAAAAGTAAATGACCCAAATTTATTTGCTTATCAAGTTCCATTATGACATATATTCCCACATATAAGCACGATCTCCATATTCATCAGCATACCATCTATCTCCATCAGTATCTACAAAACTGATATCATCTAAACCGTCTGCAACAAATCCAAAAGGTGCCATATCTTGTTCAATTTGATTTTTTTGCTCTTCATATAAACGCTTTCTAACATCTTGATCTGTAAGTTCTTTAAAATAATCCTGAGCAACTAACCAAGCATAAATTACCAAGCACATTGCTAAGTCATCATTACATCCCTCTTCTGCTTCAAATGAATTGTGCTTTTGAATGAATGTTGTTAATTCACTCATAATTTCATAATCTTTGAGAAGAAGTTTATTTTCTTCAATCATTGTCTTTAGATTAAGACATCCAATTTTTTTTACTGTCTTAGACATCTTAACTCCAAGTTGAGTTTTCTTTCCAGAAAATCCTTGACCAACAATTTGTCCAGCACGACCTCTCATTGAACACATAAGAATATTTGTATATTCAAGATCATAATGAATAATTGAAGCAACTTGATCACCAACATCATTAACTTCACATAAAATATAAGCATTATTGTAATTTTTTGCTACATCTACAATAATGCTTGGAAAGAGCATTGGTTTAATTTCATTATTTCTATATTTTGCAACAACTTGATGTGGGAAGGTTGTTATATCCACCACAGTAAATGCAGAATAATCACTACCAACGCCTCTAGCAACGTCTACAGTGATCAAGTAGTCATGATCCTCCACTACACCCTCATGAATGTCTAAACCGCCGCTGCTGGTCTTAGGATGGTCGTATACGAGACTTCTAAGTTTTGATGGTGAAATAAGGGTGTCTACTGATCCTAGAAATTCACATTCAAACTCTACCTTAAACTGCTGCTCGCTCGTGTTAGCAATAGTTTGTTGTTTCCAGATCTCATCTCTCCCAGGAACTTCACTCCAATGAACATCCGTAAATACATATTCATTTTTACCTCTCTCAGCATCATGCCACATTCGGTAGAAATGATTCATACCATGTGGAGTTGAAACTATAATAACTTTTGTACTTTTACCCGAAGTAATAGTTGGATATACTGATGCAAAAAATGAATCTGCGATATGGTTTGGCACGAAAGCAAATTCGTCCAAGAATAGAATGTTGAATGACATTCCTCGGACAGCAGAAGCAGATGTGGATGCGGCAAGAATTTTGGAACCATTCTCCAGTTCAAGAGAACCTTTGTTCCAAGAGATAATACCTTGCTGCATCCACTTTGGTAGGTTCTCATATGCAGTTTGGAGCCTATCAAGCAATTCTCTTGCAGTTGCCGCTTTGTTTGCAAGAATGCCGATATTTACATTATCATTAAAAACAGCATAATGTAAAAGGAAAGATACTACAGTTGTAGATTTACCTGTCTGACGAGGCATCTTACAGATATTAAATCTGTGTTGGTGGAAATTATTAACAAGTCTTTCCTGAAATGGATAAAGTTCGAACGGCATTAAACCGTGATCCAGTGTTACAATTTTTACATAATTTTTGGCAAAATAAACTGGATCGTCCTTACATCTCATGAACTCAAGAATTTGATCTTGAGTAAATTCAATAGAAGTGTTTGCTTTTTTTAAATTTGGATTACCTAAGTATACATCATCAGCCATAATATAACCTCTTTATATTAACAATTCCAAGCTCTGAGAGACTTGTTGATTCTTGAATCTGGATCTCTTGCGGTTTTTGCTGACGTAAGTTTCTTTTTCATGCCCTTCATTCTTGCACAGAAATAATCTCTACGCGATCCACCTTCAGGTTGAGGTGGTTTTAAATCACTGCCCGGATTTTCTCTTTCGTATGATTTACGACCTTTTTCATTCAGTCCACCTTTAGCATTTTTTCCTTCTTTTCTCTGCCATGCAGCAACTTCTTCTCCCATAGTTTTTACATAATTTTTAGAAGGTCCTGGTTTTGCAAAACTTCCTCCTTGAGGACCAAATACTTGGATAAGTGGTTGACCTGGTTGAATTTCAGAAACCGAATGGTAAAGAACGATTGATCCAGGATAAACCTTTTGAAGTTCATCATTGATTTCTTTTTTTGATGGTGTCTTTACCTGGGGAAAGAACATCTTCATTGCATAATATTTACCTCTCCAAGAAAGAGTAACTGCAATTACATTTCCTGTTTGTGCTTGAAGTCTTGTTGCTTCTTCTACTTGCGACTTAAATCCTCTAATTGGTTCTGGTTTGATTAAATCAATAACTTCAGCAAAAGTATTGCCATCCAAATCTTCAATAGTTACATCTTCATTAGTTTTATTTCCCCAGTTTGCAGCACCAACTTTACGGCACTTTACAAGTGCTCCCGATGCATATGCACTAGGCCAAACTTTATACCTAGATTTTACTTTCTCTTTACATGCATCTTCATCAACAAATTCTTCTGTTGCAACATTTATTGCCTTACCAGATCTCTCTGGATTTGGATCTTCTTTTCTCTTACGTCTTGCTGCTCTCTCTTCCTCTTCCGGAGACATTTCTGCCGCCATCTTAGAACTACCACATTTTGGTTTGGTAGTTTGTCCAGGTTGCTTTGCACATGGTTTGCCTGCATATTTTCCACCCAACTGAACCCACCCAGGTTTTCCATCAGAAGATTTACTTTTACTAAACCAATCATGGAGAGAAGAATCGCCAGATTTTGATACTTCTAAAAGTTCATCAAGAATTTTATTAACTAATTTAGTTTCTTCTGGAACACAGTTTGGAACCATTTTCTTACCTTTCTTTTTCATACCTACCTGCTTATATCCCACCCAACATGCTTCTTCCATTTCACCACCTGCAACATAATCTGCTGCTGTATCAATATAATCTGCAGCCTTAGTAATTTTTGATTGTACCCATGCTTCTAAATTACCTTCACCCTTCCCAACTTTCATTTGAAGTCTCTTGATTGCATCAGACATTGTTTGTAGTTCAGAACGAGCCATTGAATACTCTTCATCTTTTACTGAAACTTTGTCCCATGCCTTTTCACCATAAGAACATTCTGATCTGCCTTCTCTTTTATCACAAAGAGGGCAATATCTTTTTTCTTCCATGTCTTCCTTTACGTGTGATTTTTTGATCCAAGCATCTGGAGTTTTATTGTGCTTTTCAACGAAAGAATTGTGCAGTTCCTTTGCACTCATATCATGGGTTTTCATAATATTTCTCATCAACCCATTAATAGAATCGTATGATGGTTTTGATAATTTTTTAAGACCACTTTCAAGTTCAGAAATTGCACTTTCAGTAACATCCTTAAATTTCTTATGATGCTTTTTAGCATCTGCTTCCATCTTCTTTAAACGTGTATAATAATCTGGGATTTCGTCTAAATGCTGAAGAGCAATGTCCATTGCAAGTTCATGATCTTTGGTATGTTCATGTTCAATAGGTTCTCCAATGTCCAGTTGCTTCTGGATGAAAGAAACATCCATCCGATGCTTCTTTGCAATCTGCTCAACTGTTCTATGAGACTTCAATTTATGCATTTAGACACTCTAAATCTCTTTATATTTATTATTCTTTAGTATCCTGAGTTTGTTGCTTTAAAAGTTTTGCTAGTTCTGCTGTAGATCCAACAAAAAGGGCATTGTTAACTGTAGTAGGTCCTTTTGGACTATCCTCCTCAATATCCTTCACTTTCTTTTGAAGATCCATTAATTTGTCGGCAATATCGCCAACGTTTTTAATTAACTGTCCAGCAACTTCATATGCTCTGGGCATCTCAGTTTCTTGGGCTAATTCAAGTATTCCATTAATTGCTTCTTGACCCTTTTCTATTAGAGAATATAAATTTCCTCTAGTGTAGTCATAATCTTTTTTAATATCATCTACCGTTAATGATACCTTTTCAATCTTTTCAACAAGAGTTTCTGATTCAACAGGTGTTACTGGTATTATTTCTCCATCTACATTAAAAGTTTCGTTGAGTTTATCAAATTTTTTAGTCATTTTCATATTCTATCAAAATACAGTTCCACTAAATCCAAAATCATCACCTTCTTCAACTAATAAATTATCAGCAGCAGTAATTGACTTAATTTGCGCTCCAGCTAAGTGATTAGTAATAGTTGTATTGTCCCTTCCCCTATCAACTGTAAGAACATTTCCAGACTTAGCAGTTACATAGACTTCTTCTCCTTCCAAATCAAGATATGTATTGACTAAAATTGCACTTGCATCATTCACATTAATTAGAGTGTCTGTAATTGAAATATCATTTGTTAAGTTGGTAAGGACTATACCTGTATAATTTTGAATAGCTCTTGGTTCTACTGAATAAACAATTTCTCTTGTTGGAGTTGAAGTAGGATCTCCAGCAATATATCCAATAGTTGCCTTCTTGATAATATCTTTTGTAGCAGAAGAAACTGGACCAAAAATATAAGTTTTAACGGTAAATCTTAAAGTATAAATTAAAACTCTTCGAGTAGTAAAATCTCCCTCATAATCATCTTGCATTGTTATATTTTCAAGTATAACCGGTAGATCTCTTTTTTCATTGATTGTATCTACCAAATCAACAGTCATTGTATATGCTGGTTGAAAATATGGAAGTATTTGTTCAACTATTTGAAGGGCATCATCATTTAATTTGCACATAATACTCAATTCAAATTGCATATTATATGGAACTGGAAGATATGCTTTTTTAATCTCTGTACCGTCTTCTACGGATTTAGCAGTAAAATATTGAGTAGTTGTTGATTTTCTTGTAGCATCATAAGTAAGTCCAGTAAATTCAAAAGACATTCTTGGTAATGTAATTTGAACTGGTTTATTTAAATTTGGAGATTGATTTAATCTTGCAAGAAACTTCTGTGTTGGACCATATGCAAGTGGAACTTTAATAACACTGATAGTTTGGTCAGAATTATTTTTATGTTTTATACTTATTTCATTAAATAAAGAACCAAATGAAATTACAGTTCTTCTTAAAATTTCGTGATAAAAATACTCAAACATGCTACTAACTTATAATACTACTATTTAACCAAACTAATAACTTATATTTATATAATCTACGGCATTCCAAAAGGATTGGTCTCATCAAAATCAATAATATCGTTTGCCTCTACTTCAATCTCATCATTTGCAGCATATCCATCATCACTTCTTGTTAGATTTTCGGCAATTAAACGTAAGAAATGTGATGCACTTGATGCTGTTCCTACGATATTTTCTCCTAAAACAAAATTACCTGTTGAATTTGAAACTTGAAGAACATTTGTAGTAGAGTTCCAAGATTTAACTCTTGCAGTGACTCCACTTTGAGATCCTGTTACAATTTCATTGAATGTAAAGTTTCCTGCTGCAGTAAGTGATGGATTTCCTATAGTAATTGTTGGATTCTGTGTATATCCAAGTCCAGCATTTGTAATATAAATTGAAGTGATTGAACCGCCAGCAGAAACAACTGCTGTTGCTGCTGCAGATACTGTAGAAATACCACTAAATGTAATTGTTGGTGGATTTACGTATCCAGATCCGGAATTTGTAACAGTAATAATACCAACAATACCGTCACCAATGGATGCAATACCTGTTGCACCTTTACCTCCACCACCAATAAATCTTACTCCAGGAGCAATTGTATATCCATACCCAGCATTTGTAATTAAAACATTTTGAACTGAAGACGCATTTGGATTTATATTTGTATTACAAACGACTATACCGTCAATCATTTCAGCAATTGCAGTTGCTGTTTTTCCTCCCGATGGTGCTGAAGAAATTCCAACTGTAGGTGGACTTGTATATCCTCCACCACGATTTGTTATTGTAATATATCTTACACCACCATTTACGATTGATGCTGTTGCAGATGCAGTTGCACCAACTCCAATCATTGTAAGATTTATAATATTACCTACAGGAACTTTATCAGGATCTGTCGAATCATTACCACTAATAAGTTCATCAATTTCATTAATGGTCGTATTTATTACTTCATCTTCGTATCTGAAGAGTTCGCATCTTAATTGGTAGGTATACGATCCTTGAAGTTGATAAAAGGGTTTTTCATGCTCTACGTACTTAACTTCAAATAATCTTTTACCTAGAGGAAAATAAATTATATCTCCTTCCTTTGGTCTAGATGATACTTTTATATTTGACTGATTTTCTATTAAAGGTGAAATATAAGTTTTAAATCTTTCTCTTGAAATTGTTAATGTTATTTCATTTAATGCTTGAATTCCAAATTTTGAAAGAATCGTTGGATTATCACTGTAACCATCATAAGTATCGACATATGCCTCAATTGGATATGCATTATTAAATTCAGATTCTATAACTTCTCTTATTACTGTTTTTTCTGTAATAAACTGTCTTGGTAAATAATGAACTTCAACGCCATACATCCTCAATTGCTCATTGATCAGGTCTTGAATTAATCCCTGTTCTGCTCTAGAACCTTGAAGAAAAAATGGATTGAGCATATGATTAACCTATCATATCCAGAGGTGGAAGTTCATAAGTACTAGACATTTTCTCCATTAGAATATCAATCTCTCTTTGTGCATCATCATACATTTGTCTACCATTTAACTCAACACCACCTGGAAGTTTAACTCCAGTAAACTTCATCATATTTTGTCCCCACTGCCTTTTAACTAATGCAGTCAGATAAGGTTTGATAAAGGAATCATTCCAAACTCTAGAGTAATCATTCGGATCTAGGGTTGAATAGCAATCAACAATAAGATATTGATCTACTCTTACTGAAGACCAATCAATATCTAGATATAATCTATCTTGTCTTTTATTAAATCTTATTTGTTTCTGAGTATTTAAAAGAAAATCTAAGTCTTCAAGATACGTTTTGACCATTGCATAACTAAGAAGTTCAGTTGTTCCCCAATAGTAAACATCATTTAAGAATAATTGATATTTCACACTAAACATATTACTTGTAATAGTGTTAGCACTATCAAACATAAAAATCTTGTTTACGCCAATAATATTAGGTGGAACTTGTAGATAATTGCTATTTTCGTAAAAATTAAATGTGGTCGCAGTTCCAACAATATTTGATGTTGCTGATGTACTTGCAATACCGACTGAACTTGTTGCATTGCTTCCATATCCCGCTCTTCCCCTATCAATATCTCCTTGAGTTATCCTATACTTATAAAAAGTTGGATATACTCCATCAAAATGTCTTTCTTGGAAGAACTGAACAGCATCATCTACCAGATCTTCAATTTGCTCATCCGCAACATTAATTTCTAAAACTGGGGCCCCCAGTTTTCTTTTGCAGTAATCAATAAGTTCTTGTCTTGTAGATGGTTGGGCC